TTATTAAGCAAATTATTGCACCGCCTCCTCCACCACCACCACCACCGCCTGTACCCCCAACACCAACAGTTCCACCTGTAGTTCCACCGATAGTATTGACACCTCCTGTCGTTCCTCCTGTTGTACCGCCTGTAGTACCACCAGTAGTGCCGCCAGTAACTACGCCAGCAACGTCAGTAACTCCAGTGTCACCAGTAAATATTGGTCAGGTACTGCAAACTGCTGGATTGATAGGGGCTGGCGTGGGTGCGGTAAATGCCGTTACTGGAACACCGCCAGTTACATCAACTCCACCTAATTGGGGTATTCCTCCTGCTTATGGGCCATTCGTGCCATCAGAGCCTATTGATTTTGGCAATAGAAACTTATTGGTTGGTACTCAATGGGAGAAATTCCTAAGTCCTACCTATGGTCAAGTACCAGAGCCAGTTAAGTTTTCACAGCCATCAAACATGAGTTACAACGATTTAATGACAATCTTGAATGGCAATCAAACTCCATCAAGATCAAACTTAAGTATTAACGACATTATTTCTGGAATACAAAACCAATATGGACAAACACCTACTAGCACAATGGGCTAAGAATCTACTAAATGATGACTTTTTCAAAGAAGTTATAGATAACTTGAAAAAAGAGCAGATTAGTGTGATAATTAACACAAGTTCTGAAGAATCTGATAGGCGTGAGGATGCTTATCGGCACATAAAGACAATTGAACTGATTACAGGACACCTAGAAGGCATGGCCTCGGAAACTGTGATTAAAGAGAAGAAGTGGAAAATTCTGTAGCCTTAAAGCTACCCTCCGTCCAGAAGGTTTCTGGTGATTATTGAGATGACAAATGGAAAACACCAACCCACAAGGGAGTGAAAGCCTAGATGTAAACCAAGCCGCTTCAGCGTTTGAGGGCATGATGGGTGATTCTGAGGAAGCCGAACAAGGCCAAGCCGAAGATCAGTCAGAAGACCAGCAAGAGACTGATGAAGTTGAGTATGAAGAAGAACCAAAGCCTAGATATAAAGTCAAGGCATCTGGTGAGGAAGTCGAAGTAGAACTAGACGAACTCATTAAAGGTTATCAACAAGGTACGGATTATACAAAGAAGTCTCAGGCTCTAGCTGAACAACGTAAGGCTGTTGAAGCTGAACGTGGACATTTAGAGCAGGTTAAACAAGAGCGACAGGCTTATGCCCAGAAATTGCAAGCGTTGGATAGCTTCCTTACGCAGCAAAATCAGGGTGTGGACTTAGATGTTCTAAAGGAAACAGACCCTATCGGTTATGCGGTAGCGGTAGCTGAACAGAGTCAGCGTGAGAAACAGTTAGCAGTAGTCAGGAATGAACAGCAACGCATTGCCCAACAGCAACAAGCCGAGCAACAAGCCACTCTGCAAAACCATCTCCGTCAAGAATCTGAAAAGCTAGTGAGTCTAATTCCTGAGTTAGCTACACCACAGGGTGATGCGGTTCGGAAACAAATCCGTGACTATGCGAAGTCTGTAGGTTGGTCTGACCAAGAACTCAGTTCCGTATATGACAGTCGTGCTGTGCATACTTTGTACATGGCAATGAAGTATCAGCAACTTCAAAAGAGCAAACCAGAGTTGAATAAAAAACTCTTGTCTGCCCCTAAGATGATGCGATCAGGTTCTTCTGCACCAGTTACAAAGAATTCACAAGATAAACAGGTTATGCAGAGGTTGCGTGAGACAGGAAAAGTCGCAGACGCAGCTAAAGCATTTGAACGATTCTTTTAAATTTTGGAGTATTAAATTATGGCTACCTATCAAACATATACCGCAATCGGTATGCGTGAAGACCTCTCTGATGTAATCTATAACATCAGCCCTACAGACACACCTTTCATGTCTTCTATTGGCAAGACAAAGGCTACTGCTGTTTTGCACGAGTGGCAGACTGATTCTTTGGCAGCAGCAACTCTGTCAAACTTTACAGTTGAGGGTGCAACAGCATCTGACGCTACTATGTCTCCAACAACTCGTGTTGGCAACCGCACTCAGATTGCACAGAAAACTATCAAGATTTCTGGCACTTTGCAGTCAGTTGACAAAGCAGGTCGTAAGTCTGAAAAGGCTTATCAGTTGGCTAAAGCATCTAGCGAAATCAAGCGTGACATGGAAACTTCCCTGTTGAGCAACCAGATTGCTGCTAATGGTGATTCTTCTACTGCTCGTAAATTGGGTGGTCTGCAAGCATGGTTGAACACAAACTACTCTGGCGGTACTGATGGTGTTGCTGGTTCTTTGGGTACAACTGCTCGTGTAAACGGCACAAACCGCACTTTCACAGAAGCCTTGTTGCAATCTGTTGTTCGTCAAGTTTACGCTGCTGGTGGTAATCCTAAAGTGTTGATGGTCAACCCTGCACACAAGCAAGTAGTTTCTGCTTTTGCTGGTATTGCTGCACAGCGTTTCATGGCCCCATCTAACAGCCCAACCACAATCGTGGCGGCTGCGGACGTATACATGAGCGACTTCGGAACGATTTCTGTTGTTCCTAACCGCTTTATGACTTCCACTAACTCATGCGATGAGACAGCATTTGTGCTTGACCCCGACATGGCTGCTATTGCTTATCTGCGCCCTTTCCAGACCAACGAGTTGGCTGTAACTGGCGACAATGAGTCCACACAGTTGTTGGCTGAGTACACCTTGGAAGTTAAAAACCAAGCTGCACATGGAATTATTGCCGATTTAACTCCATGATAGTCGCATAGACTTGACACCAAATGCCTCAGACTAACCCTCTGGGGCATTTTCTTTTCTAGTCAAACTGATAGAATTGCATTATGGAAAACATTAGACAAACTGCTGTTCATGCTGATGGCGATGGTGGAATCGTTATTCAGACTCGTCAAGATGTGTCTGCCATTATTGAGCAGAACAAAAAAGAATATAACTCTTTTGATGAACGAGCAAAATGGTCTGACCATTTATTTGGCAATAAGGTTGCATCTATTCCGTTAACAGTTATTGATGACCTAAACAAACAGGGCATCATGCGTGGCTTTGCTGTTCTTGATGACAAGCGTTTTGCTGCTTGGTTAAATGACCCAATGAATCGTGCATGGCGCACTAGAACAGGAGTTGTATGAGTTTTACTACCTATGCTGAACTACAGACAACTATTGCAGAATACTTGGCTCGTTCAGACTTAACGACTCAGATTCCAGACTTTATCCGTTTGGCAGAGGTACGCTTACGTAGAGACTTGCGTATTCGCCAGATGTTGACATCTACAACGCTAACCTGCACATCAGGTACAGCAACAGTCACTATCCCATCTGACTTCTTAGAAATAAAAGATTTCGTGGTTGCAGGTAATCCAGTATTCCCATTGAACTACGAATCTCCGTCTTTGTTTTCTCGTAACTCAAGAAGCATGGACGCTGGTAAGCCATTGGATTACACAGTATTGTCTTCAACATTTAAGTTAGCACCTATTCCTGATTTTGCTTACACATTGAATCTTGTGTACTCTGCTGCGCCTCCTTACTTGAGTACATCAAACACATCAAACACATTCTTGACTGTTTGTCCTGATTTGCTTTTGTATGCTGCTTTGCTTGAGGCAGAGCCTTACCTAATGAATGATGCTCGTATCAACACATGGGGAACTATGTTTGACAGGGCTATGAGTTCATTGACTCGCTCTGATGAGAAGGGTCAATTCTCTGGCGTTCCAATAGCAATGCGGAATACATACATCTGATATGCCTACACAAAGAATACAACTTGGTGAGTGGATGCCTGACCAATCAGGTATTACTGGTTCGTTGACTGACGCTAAAAATGTAGTGTCACAGGCTATTGGTTATGGCCCATTTCCTAGTGCTGTAGCGTTCTCTGGGACTGCTGCCGAAGAATTGGTTACGCTATACGCTGCCAAGAATCCAGACTCTACAACTCAGTTGTTTACTGCTGGTGCTACTAAGATTTACACTGTTGATGGTGTTGGCGCATTGACACAAGTTAAGACAGGAATGACAACTGGCATTAACGACAAGGTTCGTTTTACTCAATTTGGTAAGACTGTTATCACAACAAACAATGCTGATGTACTCCAAGCATGGACGCTAGGAACTTCTACATCGTTTGCCAATTTAAGCGCATCTGCACCAAAAGCTAAATTTATCACTGTAGTGCGTGATTTTGTTGTTTGTGCAAATACATTTGAATCTGCTGAACAGAAGCAATATCGTGTTCGTTGGTCAGCTATCAATGATGAGACAGATTGGACAGAGAACGTAAACACTCAGTCTGATTATCAGGACATTCCTGATGGTGGACAGATTGTAGGAATCCGTGGTGGTGAGTTTGGCTTGGTGTTCTTAGAGCGTTCAATCTCTCGCATGAGTTATATAGGTACTCCGTTTATATTCCAGTTTGACAATATCTCTCGTAATAAGGGATGTATGGTTGCTGGCTCAATTGCTCAGTACCAAGGTATCACGTTCTTCCTATCGGATGATGGATTCTATTTATGTGATGGTCAGACTGTCCAACCGATTGGTAGTGAGAAGGTTGACCGATTCTTTATCGATGACGCATCTGAATCTGATTATGGGTCTATGTCTGCTGCTGTTGACCCTATCCGTAAATTGGTAATTTGGAACTATGTAGATACAAGTGGCAATCGTAAACTAATTATTTACAACTTTGCAACTAAAAAGTGGACTTATGCGGATGCGGGTACTGATTACTTATCAGAAGCCTCAACAGCATCTGTAACTTTAGAGCAATTAGATAGTATCTCAGGCTCTATTGACGCATTGACTACAAGTCTTGACTCTCGTTTGTATGTGGGTGGAAAGTATTTCCTTGGTGGCACGTTAAGCACAAAGGTTTACACATACACAGGTCAACCCCTTACAGGAACAATCTCAACGGGAGATATTGACCTTGGTGGGCCATCTGTAGTCACTTTGGCTCGTCCACTGGTAGACAATGGTTCTGCAACTATTGCTGTAGCTTCAAGAAAGCTATTAAGTGAGCAAGTTACTTATGGTACTGCTACTGCTGCTGACTCAGAGAACAGGGTTTCTTTGCGTAGTGCTGGTAGATACCACAGACTTCAGTTAGTGCCTACGGGTGCTGATTGGATTAACGCTGTGGCTATTGATGTTGATGTTGTTGGTCAAGGTGTTAGATGACAAGCCAATTTAGAACACTTCCTGTATTTGGTTCTGACCAAAGGTCTGTTGCTGAGATTGTCAACAACATAATGAATGGCAAGACCAACAACACAGGGACTGTTACTTTAGCTACAGGTAATGCTACATCTACGACTATTTACGATAGGCGCATTAGTGTAGATTCAAAGATTATTCTGATTCCATTTTCGGATGCAGCAGAGGCTGATGCTGCGCCTTATGGATGTTTTAGCAACAATACAGACCAGACTGCGCCTAGTGCTGGCACTACTGCCGTGGTTGTTTTTGATACAACAGAAGAAAGCAATGGTGTTTACCTGTCAAACACTACAAGGATAAACGTAAGAAACGCTGGTGTTTATAACTTCCAGTTTTCCTTACAGTTGCAAAACAATACAAATGATGGTCAATATGCTGACATTTGGTTTAGGGTAAATGGAACAGATGTAGTTCGTTCTGGTAGCCGATTTGGTATGCCAGCAAGGAAAAGCACAGGTGACCCTAGCCATTTGATTGGCTCAATGAATTTCTTTCTTGATTTAGCAGCAAATGATTATGTAGAGTTGGCAGGTGCTGTTTCCAATGTTGGCGTGACATTAGAGCATTTTGCTGCTGACACAGGAATCCCAAGACCCTCAATTCCTGCTGCAATCATCACGGCTCAGTTTATTGCACCTTACGCATATTCAAATGTTTATGTTTCGTCTCAAACTAGCGGTGAAGCTGTGGTTTCACACTTTGCTAATAGTACGGCAAACAAGACGTATGCGTATGTTGTAATTGGATAATTTATGTATAATGGATTCCGTGGATGACCCATCTTGGAATCCGAAACTCTAGGAGTAAAAGATGGCGACTACATCCACAATTGACCCAACAATTCAACCATTTCTTAATTATGGTTTAACTGAAGCGCAGAGGCTTTATCAAGCTGGTGGCCCTCAGTATTATG